CCTGATTATCTTTAACTAATGTTTCAATTTCTTGTGCAAACTTTTCAGCACACATAAATTTTTTTTCAAATTCAACTTGCAATTCTTTTATTGCATTATTTTGAAGTTTCATAAATCTCCAATTTATCTTCTACAAATTTTTGAATGTATTGTACTAATAGTTCTAGATATTTTCTTTTATCGTACTCTTCATATACCACACATTCACCAGTTTCACAAGCCATTAAAATTACCAACTTCTTAACAATTGTACCAGTAAGTTCATAATACATTGCTGCATATGCTGCCGCCTGAACAAAATAATGTTCAATCCATTCTTTTGGTTTTGGTTTTTTTGAAGTCTTGAAGTCAATAACTGCAAGTTCTCCGTTATATTCTGAGATACAATCTACTGTTCCTGCAATACCAAGTTTTTTACTATATAATGCACCTTCTAAACAGTGAATATTATTAATTTTATTCAGTTCAGGTTTTGCAATTTTAAATAAGAAATCTGATAATGGTTGTACTTTTGGAAGTTCTGGAATATTATAAAGATAATTTTCAACTAAAGAGTGCATATCAGTTCCCCGACTTGTTGCTGCTTTAGTGATTTTATTTGCAGTGTCTTCCCCGACCTTTTTTCTCCAGTTTACAAATATTTCTTTATTGAAATGACTTGTTACAGAAGTAATGGAGACCAATTTTATAAGGTCTCCATTATCAGGTACAGAATAATATCTAACTCCATCTATAGTAGTTCTTTCAAGACGAGGAAGAGAAACATCAATATGATTAAACATTAATTAAATCCAAGTTCATTTTTTACGATAAGGTACTCTTTACAAATTCCAGAACGAATAATATCTTCAATACCAAACTCAATTATATCAAAAGAAGGCATTTGACGCAAGATTTTCATAAAATCTACAATACCATTTCTTTCATTTGTTCTTGTTAAATCACTTTGTGTTGCATCACCACAAAACATAATTTTAGAGTTTTCACCAACACGAGTGATAATAGAATCTAATTCGTGAAAATTTAAATTAGAAAATTCATCTACAATAATAATACAATTATCTAAAGTTGTTCCACGAATAAATGAAGTACTCCAAAAACTAATTGTTTCTTGTTGCTTCAGATTACCATATAACATTTCAAAGTCTGCATCACTAGGCATCTGAAACATATACTTTACCATATTCTTATATGGAATTTGATAAAGTGAAGATTTGTCTTCGTGAGATCCAGGAAGAAATCCAATCTCTCTTGTTGGAACTAGAGATCTTACAAGATAGATTTTTTCATAAGGAGTATATTCATTCAATACTTCTTTTAAAGCATTATATAAAACACAAAATGACTTACCCGTTCCAGATGCTCCATAAGCAATTAAATTTTTACCTTCATTATAAGCAGCAAAAAGTTTTTTTTGATTATCAGTTAAAGGTTCTATATCAATTAAATATTCACTATTAATTGGTTTTTTTCGTTTCATCTGTTTTGCAGTAAGTCCAACTCCGATTGGTTGGTTTTCATTTGTAGTCTTCCTTCTTCTTGCCATCTAAAACTTAAATCTTTTTAACTTTTGATCCTGGAGATTTACTTGCTTTTAAAAGTATTTCATTCCATCCTGGATGCTTTTTAACTAAAGTATCCCTCCATTCTCCAACATTCCCTGCAGAAGCACATCCTTCAGACCAATCCCTAGACCATTCAGGATTATTTTTATACCACTGAGAAATTTCATGAACACTCATTTCAACTACACGTTTTTCACCAGTATCTTTATTAATAATTGGATAAATTGCCATTCTTATAAATCACCACACTTAATATTTATTCCAGTGTAATCATCGATTGATCAAAACATTCTGGACAGTCTTCATGTCTTTCCCATTCCAATGCTTCAGAAACAGCAGGAAACTGACAGATGAAGATGCACCGAATTGCCTCTGCAATGTCCATATGCTCCTTCTGTGTGCCGTTAGAAGACCTTAGATCGAGGTAATGGATCCAAGACCTCACAGAACCCGTCATATACATCCTAGTGGGTGTTGCAAGAGGCAGTACGAACCTTGCACATTCCTTTGCAATATCAGCATCCAACATCTCCTTATACATTTTCATTCCTTCCTCAAAATGTTTCTGAATTTTGATCTGAAACTCTTGCTTCACAAATGGATCAATATCATCAATACTATTTTGACGATTCTTTGTATCCTGACGACGAAGAGAAGGAACAGGAATATTATCACTCAAAAGTGAACTATCAGCATATCTCTGACTAAATTCCTGAAATGTAAAACTTCGATGCCTTAGAATCTGTGCTGCAATACCTCTTGTTGTATTGATCTCTACAGTAAGAAAAGATTGTTCAAAGATTGACCAGTGTTGATGCTTAATACAATATTTTAAAAGTTTTGCATAGTTTGGATTATCTTGATTATTTGGATTTGATACCCGAGCACAGTATGCCATATGCTGTTCTGCATCGGGTGTAACACTAATCAGTTTAACTTCGTTCATACAAACCAACTTCCTTGTAGTGACTTATGAGAATTCTTCCAAGACTTATATAGTCTTTTTACTTCTTTATATGAATCTTCTACACTTAATTTTCCTCCAACTACCATAGAAGAAACATACTGTAAATGTGTAGCAAAATTATTTAAATTATTTGTTTGTGTAATCTCCAGAAATGATTTATCAGAATCTGGATTCAATGGAGGAGTTGGATATAAAAACTCTTCCTTAACTTGTTGTGATTTAGATGTAGTCATAAATTACTATAAATTACATTTACTCAACTATAACTGATAATACCAAAACTATTTATGAATCATCATCTTCAAAGATTTCATCGTAGTCATCAATTTCTCCAATATGTGGAGATGTATTATTATAATTGTATGCAGAAGCATCAGCATATATTTCTGCCTTTAATCCTTCAACAAGAAGTTCTAGATTTTTTACTAAAAGTTTTAATCTGTCTTTATTCATTACATTATTTTTATTATCCCGAACAAATTAATTTTAAACAAAAAAAAGAGGGTTGTCAAGACCCCTCAGATTCTAAAAGTTGTTCAAACCAATCTCGTAAATGAATAAGATAACACGACCAATACTTACATCCTCTATATGTTAATTGATAACAAGCAGGTGATCGGTTATCCTTGTCCATATCATCATAATGATAGACATAATTATCCATTTATCATTTTGCTGTTTTACATTGACCGATTTGACAAAGTGCCGCCTGATGCTTTCTTTCCTCTTTTTGTTTTTGTTCTTTAATCATTTGAAGAACATTGAGTTTCTTCATCACTTGTGCCCCTCTTTTACAAACTTAACTCCGCGATATGCTTCATTATATTGTTGAGGTTGTTGCTGTGCTTGTGCCTGTTGTTGGCGACGAGATTCGGTGTCATAAGAAACACCCCTATAAGTTACGCGACTCATTGTTTTTGCTCCTTAGAAATGAGATTTTTAATTCCCGTTCCTTTGGTCGTTTGCGTCTATGTCACACTTCTTTTCAGTAACTTGCTTTAACTCCGAAATCAAATCATTTCTTACCTGAGGAGATAATTGTGGATGATTTTGGATTCTAGAAACAAGTAATTGTGTTTGAAGACAAGTTAGTAAAAGTGTTTCCATAGATGAACGAACTCCGTTCCGCGACTTACTTGCGTTCGCTATTTGCGAATAGCGAATGAACGATAGGCCAATCATAGACCATATACTCTATATAGTCAAGTGTTTTTGTAATATGTGATACAATTTTTAGAATCTTAGGATCTCATAATGACCTTTTGTTTCGGCAATCGCAGTGAAACTATCACACCAATCTCCACAGCACATATATTTTACATCACCAAATTGACGAATATTTGCGTGGTGTATATGACCACAAATAACTCCTGAATATCTAGAATCAACTAAAGAAACAATATCTCTTTCATACATATCAATATACTCTTTACCTCTTTTAATTGATTTCAAATAAGAAACCAAAGAAAATTTAAAATACTTTTTAGTGAATTCATTAATTGGAGTAATTGTTTCATATCCCCAATTTAAAAAGTATTGTTTCCAAGAACCAGAAGAATATTCTGAATTCATATCACCGTGTACACAAAGATACTTGTTTCCTAAAGAATCTGTATGAACATAACGATTACATAAAGTTAAATTCTTAAACTGATAAGAGTCATTTAATACATATCTTCTTACAGTTGCATCGTGATTCCCCAAAATATATACTAGTCTAGTTCTTTTTTTTGCAAGATCTAAAATCTTATGCACTGCTACTGTATGTTCTTTTCTCCAACGAGTATTATATTTTTCTAAACAATGAATATCAAGAATATCCCCAACCATCACAAGTTTATTCGTTTCTATACTATCCAAAAAACGAATAAATTTATTAGTATTACAACGATTTGTTCCTAAATGAACATCAGAAATGAAAATCGTATCGTATTTCATTGATTTTCTTCTAATAAATTTTTAACAGTTGTTTCTGTCCCATCCATAACTTTAAGTTGATATAAAGAAGATTTCATATATTTTTTAATTGATTTATATTTTTTAATTAATTTATCAACTTCATTTATACTTACATTCTTGGATCCCTTAAACCCCTCACTCATCTTCCCCTTTTTCCTCTTTTTTCAGGTTTAGTATATCCCCAAAGTTTTGGATTAACTCTACCATAACCCCAATCAATTTTTTTTATAGATCCTGGACCATACTTATCATAATACATATCAAACAATAATGACATCTTGTTTGCTCTTGTCAGATCAAGATATTCGGTTCCATCTTCAATATACCAAACAAGATATGCGTCATTTGGATAGTTAGGATTTTTTACATCATCTAAAGTTGTTTTTTCCTGCAAAATTTCACATTTATAATTTTGCGGCAGAGATAAATTTAAGTTTTTATTTTCTTCTGCCATTGAACTTTCCTCAAATAAAACTTTACTCAAGAGCGACCTCCCCAAGTAATATCGGGATATGCCTCCTTTACATTTGAAAAAGTAATCTTATACTTTTCTTGAAGTCTCTTATCCTTTACCAATACTAAAATTTCTGCTTCTTTTGGATGAAGTCCTTCAAGAATAT